ACCTTATGGCAACCCTCAAACTCCTTGATCAGGTCAGATGCGTCCACGTTTACGGATGCTGCGGTCAACGAACCAAAATCCGATGATCGAAGCCATCACTCCAGTGTCGAACTCATTTACGAGCAGCGTGGCAAAGGAGTACAGTGGCACTTCTTGAGCGACGCCATTATATAACAAGATGGACTTGTACGCACCGTAGAGGACCAAGCAGTACCAGTACGTCAAAACAGGTCTTACCGTGGCGGACAAAGCATCGACCCACTTCACGCCTGTGGGCTTGGCAGCTTCGAACGCGGACTTCATTGCTTCCAGTTCGCCCGCCGCTTCAGCCATCTCGCCTTGGACTCTGATCTCGTCGATCCGGAGCTTCGAGCGCAGCTCGTCTGCTTTCAGTTGCAGATCAAACATCGCCAGCTCGTGGGCCTGTTCCCGCTCCTGGGTCTTGTACTTGATCAGCTCTGGAATAAAGCGCAGGATGCCTCCTAGCGCCAGGGAAATTAGTTCAAGCATCAGGGCCTCCTCGCCGGTCCGTTTATCTGAATCAGTCGGGTGTCAATCCGATCCAAGTGCGTTTCGATACGGGTAAGGGCTCTTTCGACCTGGGCGTTTTTCGCTTCGAGCGCATCCTTAATCGCTGCCCGCTCCACTTCCTCGACACTAATGCGCTTGTCCAAGGTAGAGTAAGCACTGAACCCGGCGGCCATGAAGCCGACAAAGGTCAGTATGTGCCCCAGATTAATAGTCCCGTCGAAACGGGGTCTGATGCCTGGGTTGTAGGGCGGGTGGTCGTTCATGCTCGGCTCTTTAGGAAGTTAACTTCATCTTCGAGTCGGTCGAGTCGAAGTTCAAAATCGGACTTGAAGAGTGGTCCGTCAAAATCACCAGTAGCTTCGTGCTCAACACACTCAGACTCAATGTCAGCTGCGGCTGTTTGGCAGTGGCGGCAGTAGAAAGCTCTAAATTCGTGGGCAGTGCTCATCCGTTGCTCGCATCGGCTAGAATGCTGAAGACGTAGTACCCGTCGCCAGCACCAAGAGAGTTTTTATAGACTTCGGTGATGTCTGAACCATTGACGTTGACGGTTGGCACACCAGCGGCATAGTTGGCATTGCCAAGGTCTCCCATCGTGATCGTTGGGGCTGCGCGCTTGTTGTATTTCCAGTAGACCGTGTGGTAGCGTGTCCCGATCGCAGGCGTGTAGTTGCTGACGATGACGCGTTGGATCGCTTCAACATAGCGCCCGTTGCGCTTCTGTATCTCCGAAATCGGTAAGAACTCGAAGGGAGGCGCTGTGGTGAAGGTGCCAATCTGCAACTGCGGCAGCAACAGCCTCCAGGTCCGATTCAGTGTGCTGATGAGCTGGACGCCTCCAGTCGGGCCGAAGTAGTTGCCTGCGGCCCAGGCTCCTGCTGCCGATTGGTAGTTAGTCCCAGAACCTAAGTCGAACAGGAGGCGAATCCCGGTGCTGGCCTCCTTCAGCCATGTGCCTGTTGTGTCCCCTGGGATATTGATAACCTTCTGCTCCCAGGTGTTAGCAACGTCGATGGTGTAAGAGAAGACATAGCTTCTATTCGACGCGTTGTTCTGCAGGGACCCTCCGTAGGTGCCCGTAGTAGACGCATAGGTCCAGAATGAAAGAGTTACGGCCTTTGCAAAAGCGGTCCCCCACTGTAGAGGAATGCAGTCAAAGCCCTCAACCCCGCACCGATAGTCGTAGAAGTCAGCTGCCCCTATAGCCGCATCAGCGGTAGTGGTCAGGTAGTTCAGATAAACGACACTGCCAGCGGCATACTGAGCAGGAGCGCTGGCGCTTGCCCCAGCCATCGTGTAGACGCCACCACCAGATTGCGTGCCGTTCCAGCAATCGCGAGCGCGCTGATAAGCGCTTGGGTTATACTGATTCGCGTAGGCGTAGAGAAACTGCGCATTCGGAAGAAGGTTGACAAAGCCCGGACCAGCGACTAACTGATTGCCAACCATTGACAAGCCGCCCGCCGGGTAAACAGGCACCACTTCGTTCGTCCCGCTCGCAAGTACTCCTGCCAGTGCAGGCCCTGTTGTCTCCAGCAGATGCGTGGTAAGCTTACTCTCCGGAGGGCCGTGGTACAGGCGTGTCATTTGGGGGAGCCGGAGGAGTGTTGATCTTCGTGACTTGGCCTTGCAGGTTCAGCAGCAGGTTCTGCGCACTGGCTATTTGGAGTTGTAGCGCCAGGGCGATTGTGTCTACTTCTGATCCAGAAAATTCGAGTTGCATACCTACCCCTAGGTGTTGATGAAAGTCATCGAGCAATAAGTGTGCGGACCAACGCCTCCGTTGGCGGTGCGGACGTCGATCGTCCAGACAGCACTACCCGGAGCCCCTCCGAAATAAGCAGTAAAGTAACGATTCAAGCCATCGCCAGTGGTCTGTTCGTCGAGGCTGTACCATGTGCCAGAAACTACTGCGGCCACGTTGTTAGTGAAAAGCCCGCCAGCTGTCCCCGAGACGTAAGTCGCGCGAATCTGACACCAAACGCCCGGGAAGTCCCTGGCAATATAGTTCGGGGTGAACCAGCTTCCGTTGCTGCCGCCGAAGGTGGTTCCAGCGAAGAAGGTCATGTTCCCGCCGCGAGGCTCCATCAGGAACCCGCCACCACCGCCAGCAGCTGTGGCAGAACAGGAGGTCGCACCTAGTGACGTGGAGCGGAGGCCCTTGCTCCAGAAGTGGTTCGGCATGGTGACGGGGGAGCCACCCTGGTCCGCGAGCTTAGCTATCCGCCCGCCGATGTCTCCAACTCCACCAATAGCGGGCTTGAGAAACAGATTCGGAGCAGTCGCGTTAACCTCGTTCAGCAGCTGCGTGCTGGTTAGTGCTCCACTAGCTGGCAACATTGGCAAGCCTCTTCGCTACGACAACTGCGGCAATTGCACCGAAGCGCATGTAGTCCAGGGACTTGATGCCCTCGTCCGAGTGCCGGACAGCCATAGGGTAGACCTTCTCGACATCTTGGGCCTTGAACCCGAACTCAAGCTCGCCGGTGTCACGTCTGGTGTACTCGTAGATCGGGAGGGTCGCCAACTGCTCCACGGTCAGCTCGAGTCGCTTGAAGTCCTTCTTCAGCCGCTCATCCGAGTTGGCAGTAACTGTGGTCGTCACAACCATCGCGCCTGCGTTGTCCACAGTGACCAAGGTCGTGCCACCTGCGTTCGTGATGTTCAAGGTCGGCGTAGCGCTGTCGGTAGCTCCGAAGTGGATGGCTTGGGCTGCTGTCGCTCGCGTCTCGTTGTACGCTACACCCAGGGCGATGTTGGCACTGGCACCAGAGAAGTACGACCGCGCACCGTTGACTTGGAGGGCAGCACTCGCATGCATCGTCGTACCAAGGATGCGTTCGCCTTGACTAAACCACAGGCCCGTCAGCACACCATTGATAGAGATTCCGATCTGGTCGTCGGCAGGCGCATAGAGTCCTGTATTAATGCCGTTCCCTGTCCAGAAGAGCGAAGGGCTGGCAGCACTACCGGCGTGCAAGTTCGAGAGCCTATTACCCCCAAGGTTCAACGTCCCTGTCATCGCGGCCTGCCCATCACGCACCAAGCACAAGGACAGCGCTGTCGCTACGTCGCTCAGCGTGGTGTTAGCCCAGGAGCTAGTAATCGTAGTCCCCGAGACTACCGGGTTTCCGCCTGGGAGTGAGTATGTTCCGCTACCATTGAAGGGCATGTGGCACCTTTACCTATTTGTTCTGTGGCTCATCATCGGGGGCAGGCGCTGCGCCTGAGGCAGCCGAGGCAGCAACTCCAGGTGCAGGAGGAGCCTTGCCCTTCCGCATTTCAGCAATCAGGTCCTCCAGTGATTTGGAGAGGAGGTTATCATACTGCTTCTCTGTGATCCAAGGGAAGCGGCGCTTGAAGGCCTGATACGTGCGGTAGACACCGCTGCCGATCTGGGCAGTCAACGCACTCGTCACGCTGCCGACTTCAGACCCAGGCGACAGTTCGACGTTCTTGCCCGCCAGCTTCTTGATCGAGTCTTGCACCGCATCATCGTTGGCAAGATGGGGCATATCGCGCTGTGCCTGGAGCTTGGCCTGGATCTTGTCCCCGCCGGACTGCAGCGCAGCCTTCTCTCCAAGCGTGCGCAAGCCAGTGCCTTCTGGGGCAGCTTGCCAAGCCATCTTTTCTGGGTCTGCCCCCTCGAGCGCAGCCATCAAACGTTGCCGGGGTGTGAGGTTGCCCAAGGCGTTCTTGATCTGAGTGCGGGCGGTTGTGGGAGCCGTAATCCGCTTGCCTGCAGTAAGGGCCCCACCAGTGACTCCACCAGTCGCAAGGCCTAGTGCCAGCTGCGCTTCTGGGGGGAGCCCTGCCTGCGCTGCGCCTTCCGTAACTCCGGCACTAGCGCCGCCAGTAACTGCATTGATTACCGGCCCACCAGGGAACATCAGCGAGCCTGTTGCGCCTTGTGCTACTGCAGCAGGAATGTCCCGGTCGAGGTTCCGCCCTGCGATCTGATCCCGCAGCGCGTTGATCTTCGGCGTCAGGCCCAGGTCTCTGTACCGATCCATAAGTTGGCCAAAAGCGGTGGGCCTGGCTCCTGCCTCTCCCGGCGGGCTAAGCTTATCCTTCGCAAAGAGAGCCAGATCACCCAGTCCCGACACCGCGCGAGCAGGGCCTGTGACCGCAGCAGCTCCGAGTTCTCGCGCCCGCCGACCTGCCAGTTGTGGCCCAGTCTCAGGCGCACCAAGACCCTTCTGCTCGAACACGTAAGCTTGCGCCTGCGCGTCAGTCATCGACTCTGGAACATCTTCCAGAATGACCTTGCTGCCGTCCGGGAGGGAGATAGGGACTTCTCTGCTCATCGACCGCCCCTGAATTTCATGCGAGTTGTCGGAGGAGCAGTCCCACCCTTATCGGCGGGCACAAGGCTCCTTAGCGCCGGGTTGAGGATTCCTGGGTCGGCACGAAGTGCTTGGTTGCCAGCTTCGTTTTCAGCCGTCGGGATATTGCCAGACCCTACGATCAGGTTCTGGAACAGCCGCGGGTCGATTGTCAAGTCCTTGTTGGAGGTCGCAAGGTCCGCGCCCTTCTGCACCCGACCATTGTAGTCAGCCAGGGTTTGGAGGCTCAGCTTCATGGCCTGCTCCATCATGGCGGCAAGGGCCTCAGGCTCGCGGGTGGTCGTAATACCACGCTTCAAGCCCTCGATCATTTCGCGCTCACTCTGCGATCCAGACCCGCCCTTCATCCGCTCCAAGGTTTCCCCGAGGGCAGGAAGGACGAAGTTGTTAAAGGCTTCGTTCGCAGGCACGTTCTTCGGTACATTGACGCCTGGGAGGAAGCGGGCGAGTTTCTGCACGTAGTCCAGTTTGTCCTGTTCGGAGCCAGTTTGCATCACGCCGGACTTCAGCAATGCGTAAGCTTGCTGTGTTGCCGCCAGCGCCTCGTTCGCAGGAATCGCACGCTTCTCGCGCTGAACCCGCAGGTCCTTAAGATCGTCCTGCATGATCTGGCCAGTGACACTCGCGCTCGGGGGTTGCGGAGCCCGCGGGAACCCACCCGTTTGCAGACTTCCTCTCGAGGTCGACTGGGAGTACAACGGGCCTGCGTCAGTCTGCGTGACAGCGATCGGGCTGACCTTAACCCCTTCCACCTTGGTCGGATCGCCACCACTAGCAGCAATACTCGCCGGGTCGCCCGCAGCACTAGCTTGCTTGAACACTTCCAGGCGTTGTTTCGCGAGTTCCTCTCCCAGTTTTTGGATATCTGGGAATTGCGATCCAAGCGCCTTTCTTTCAGCTCCCATCGGGTCGCCGGGCTTCATCGCCGGCAGGCCCGATGCAGCAGCCTCACCCGAGTCATCGACCTGGGGCAGTGACGGGTCTTGCACATTCCGCGGCTGGAGCATGCCCAGAACACCCTGGCGCTCAGCTTGTTGCTGCATCCCTTGCCGCTGCAGAACCTTGGCCAGCATTTCCCGGCTCTTGTTCCCACCATAGAGCCCACCGACACCAGCTGCCAGATTGTTGATGTGTGCCAGCGGGTTCGAGCGCACATAGTGGCCTGAAATCATCCGGCCTTCAGTATTCGCTTTGTTCGAGGCCAAGAGCTGCGCCAGCATTTGCATCTGCTGGGCTTGCGTTACCTCGTCCTGGTATTGAGGCAGGAAGCTCGGAGGGCTATTGGCGGCCATTCATCTGACCTTGTTGGAGGGCTTGCAGCAGTAGCTGCTTGCGGCGTTCGTCGTAACCACCAGGGCCTTGGTTTCGCATGGCCATATCCTGCTCCATTGCTACGTTAGGAGCATTTTGACTAGCAAGGTACCCGCCAGCTTGCTGCAATCCCTGCGCAGCCACCATTCCTGGGCCAGCCATACCAGCGCTCGGAGGAGCAGCTCCCGGCAGTGTAGGCGCGGGTTCAGCCATTCCAGCCGCAGCTCCGCCCGCCATCCCGCTCATGTCCATCGGAGGCGCTGCAGCCATCGGTACTGCTGCCGGTGCGGGCCTTGTGGGATCAGGCACAGCGCCAGGATTTGCAGCCTGCTGTTGCTGGTACATTTGCATCATTTTCAGCAGCATTTGTTGATCCATTACCGCAACTCCTCAATTCCAGCACTCACAAGGTTCAGGTCTCTTTTGGCTTCCGCGACGATCGCCTGAAAGATAGGGAAGATCTTGGCAGCTTTCTCCGGATGATGTTTGCGTAAATACCGAAGACGGTCGCCTGTCTCTGGGACGAAGGCAGTGCAGTTCCAGCAGTCCAATGACGAATGGCTAAGGTCCAGGCGTTCATTCTTATAGCCCTTCTCTTCCAGGTACTCGAGAACTTCGTCCTTGGTCCATTCTTCGATAGGGTAGACAAGTTCGACTCCTTCGAAAACTTCGCCAGAGCGCGTAGGGGCAGTGTAGCGTTCGTCCTGCCGCTGACCCCGGATGATGGCCGTCACTCCCAGAGCCTTAGAGAACTCATGCCCAGGCTTCCAGATGTTCTCAGCACAACAGTCGAGCCAGGATTGTAACTTGACCGGCCGGAATCCACCGATGGACTGTCCAGTCATCGTACTCCACACAGGCAGCACGTCCACAGGATACCCATAGGTTCTGATGTTCTCAGGTTGGTTGCTCCGCACGATGAAGAAGTTCGGAATGGCCTTCTTGAACTTGCCCATCAGCTCGTGGATTTCAGGTAGCTGCGCTCCGGTATCCACCCAGACCACCGCGACCTTGTTCCAGTACTCTTCCGCCAGCAGCAGCGTCGCCAAGGAGTCCTTCCCGCCAGAGAAGAACAAGGCAACCCGCTCGTGCCTCTTGAAACAGTCCTTCAGACGCTCCAGCGCCATCATATCATTATGGCGATCATGGCAGCGGTTCCGACGCCGGAGACAATAGCTCCGGTCCTGGCATCCCTACGACCTTGCTGGGCGTTCCAAGTACCAAGCTGGTTCTGGTAGTTCTGCTGTCCTGCACCCATAACGTCTACGCTGGCGAGGCCTGGGACTCCACCGCCTCCACCACCAGCATTGAAGTTCGGCATCAGGGTCTGTAGCTCGCGGGCGATACGATCCCTGTCAGCATTCCTCACATCGATATTAGCCAGGTCCGAGCGCTGCCCAAATTCAGCCGATTGCAGTGAGCGCTCCAGTTCCTGCGAAGCTTCCTGCCCGCCGCCAGCAATAGCTGCATTCCTGGCATCGGCGTACGCATCTGTACGCTGGCGACCAAGGTCTTCCGCCGTCGAGCGATACCCTTCGTCCTGGATGTTGAAGCCTTGACCCAGAAGCCGCTCGTGGGAGCGTTGTTCAGCTCTATCCCACTGGGGGTCTAGCCGCGAGGTTGACCGGGCGTAAAGTGCGTCCTCGGCCCGTTGCCTCGTCCCTGCATCATATTGGGGAGTCCGATCGCGCAGGAAGCCGGAGTTGTCAAAAGGCTGCGAGAGTTGATCCCGCATCCCCTGCAAGTTCGGGTCCAGTGTAACGCGATTGGTCCAGTTGCCTCCAGCGTCTCGACTCCACTGGGACATGCCCCCAGGGCCTACGACATCTGGACGACCTTCGCGAACCTGCTGCTCAAACGCGCGCCGATTCGCTGCTTCCTGATCCGGTATTGCAAGCCGGGGATCTGGTGCCGGTGGTGGTGAACCGCCTCCGCCCATCTAATCTCCTCCAAAGGGAACATTCGGGAGTTAACCGCGAGATCAAGATGTCGTCTCCGCTTGACCCTGCTCCTAGAAGTTTCCCCTCTAGAATAGCGCCAAGCTTCTCGTGCAGTCTGACAGCCGCAAGGTTACTAGATTCTGTCGAAAGGGTCAACCGGGAGAGTCCCAGTTGCTTCACGACGTAGTTACCAATTAGGCGGAAGAGGAGCTTGGAAGCAGCCGGGTCGTCGATGCGGAGGTCAACCCAGAGATTGTGTTTAGTGTACTCGCGGAAGAGGGCTCCAGCAACCAAACCCCCATCCCACTCGACGCCCAGAGTCGTGCAAGGTACGCCGCCGCAGCCTCCTGCCTTCTCTCGAACCCAAGGTCCGACGCGCTCGGCATCACCGATTACAGGAAGGAATTGCACGGAGTGGCGAGAAAGTCGACTGCAACCAGGGACACGTTTACTGAAGAGCTGCTGATCCTAATATAAGGTGCGGCTGCGTAGAAGGGGAAGTTGTTCACAGTCCGCCAGGACTTTGTGACTAGGTTATTGCCAGCCCACAAGCCTTGATCCCAGACCGCGGAGTCCCAGAGGGCCAGCACCAGCGACGTAGTTCCAGTCACCGAAGTCGTCGGCTCTGTCACGTTGAAGTCCGTGCTAAGCCCAATGGTGTAAGAGAAGGGACCATTAGAGCTAAAAATAGGTCGAAGGAGATCGATCTGTTTCTGCCCTTTGGTCCCTAGATAGTTGAACGCAGGCACGATGTTCGCGGTGATCGCACTCGCCCCGTCGGCTGTTCCACTCGAGGCCAGCTTTACCTTTTCGAAAGACCCGAAATAGAGCTGCCCGTTGAAGAAGGCGAAGCAGTTCGCGTCCCACCCGATGAATTCGCTCCAGCCCCCCGACTGCTGCTGCATGACGTACTGCGAGCCACTGGCGTTTGGTACATTCATCAGCAGGTAGCTTTCTGCCGTATTGATGACAGTTTCCCAACCGAAGGTCGAGAACAGTGACAGGGCCTGAGTCACAAACGTAGGCTCGATCTTGTCGGTGAAGGCGGTAGACTTGTCGACTGTCGAGCTTTGCAACGCTCGAGAGATTGGAAAGGCTCCGCGATCCGTCAGCGCCAACACGTCCCCGCCGTACTTGGCCAGGCAGCGCCGACCCAAGGGCCGACCGATGTAGTAGACTCCGACCAGGGACCAAAGCAGCGGATTCGAAGGGTCGTCGCCCGCGTAGACGATGACCTCGCCTTCAGTCGTTATCAGCACCAGCTGGTCGTCAGAGCCGTTGCCGCCGTCGATGGTCCAGGCGAGAGCAGCCATCACCCGCCCACCCCTGCGGCAAATCTGGCCGAGGTTGAAGCGAAGGGCAGTTCCTGTGACCGCGCCCGTGGGCAGATACCAGAAGCTCAGTTCGTCCTTGGGAACGAAGATGAGCCGCTGCTTGAAGATCGTGATCCCGATAATGGTGGTAGTGGGGAAAGAGCCGCTCAGGTTCGCAACTGACGCCCACACGGTTCCGTTCCACTGCTGCATGTTGTCAACACCGTTGACCGCGATCAGCCAACTCCCGGCGCTGTTCGTGAAATTAACATGCTGCCACTTGCCATTCGTGGTCGTAACGACAGAGGCTCCAATCGCCCCCGGAGTCGTCACATCATAAAAGGCTGTATTCGTCGCTGCGAAGAGCTTCGCCCCGGAAGTCCCTTGCGGGTTGTAGTCCATCAGGGATTCGACTTCCTTCCCCGAAGGGAAGCCCGTAGCATGGTCACTGCTACCCCGGCGCATCTTAACTTCGCCAGGATAGCAGATCACGTTCTGCACCAGTACCGCGTCAGTCGGCGGCATCGCTGCCACAGAGTCCCTGGTGTTCCACCCACCGAAGGGACCTGGAATCGTTACCGGGATGACTACGGGCTGGTTCGGCGGCAGCCTAGTAATAGGCTCTAGCATTAGACTGGCCAGTTACCGGCGGGTACAAAGATGCCGGGGGTAAGCTCCTGCGACGGACGATCAAGGTACAGGGTGGGCTTGGTTCCGTCCCTGGTGGCCTTGTTCGCTTTGAGCATTTCGTACCTGCGGAAGTCCTCAGCGTAGGGTAAGCCTTTCTCTTCCTTCCAACGTGCGCGGAGGCCTATAGTCATCAGCCGGTCGTTGTAAAGCGGGAGGTCTGAGTCGTCAGTTGGGATGGTCTTGAAAACGGTCCCAGCACTATTAGTCCAGCAGTACTTGGTCCGGGTTAGCGCTGAACAAGTCTCGCCCGCCGTCATAATTGGCAGCACGTGAACCTCGTTCCCCATCAACTTGTACTGATTGATCGGGCCGCTCGGGATCATGGATTTCAGCAACTGGTACGAGTACTTGTCCAGAGGCCCGTAAAGCGGCTTCCGCAAGGTGTCATTCCAGAGGGTCGCGGAGTAGATGTCTCCCATCTCCGCGCCGAAGATACTAGCAACAGTCCCCTGGACCTCAGCCGCCACCGAGACCCAGGTTACTCTCACGATGTTCGCTTGCCAGCTGATGTCTTCATTCAGCTCCTCGGCCAGCTCTTGCGCCAGCCCGAACATTTGTTGAATCTGTTCGTCTGGGCTCGAGACTACGATCGAGGGAACTGGCAAGTTGGTCCGGCGGGCAACTTGCTGAATGATCTGCAGCAGCGAATAAGCCATCTATTTCACCATTCGGACGACTGACGAAGGCTTCACTTCCATCCCGGCAAGACGCTCTTCCAGCGACTTAATCCGGTTTTCAGCAGCCTCTCTCAACGCCCTTTCCTTTTCCAGGTCAGCCCCGAGCTTCCCACCGCCCTCAGCCTTAGCCTCAACCCAGGCCTTAGCCCTTTGCTGCAAGTTGCGCCCCGACATGCCCAAGCGCGCAACGACCTCGTCGCTGATCACAGCCAGCTCCTCGACGGTCCTCACGTGCAATTGTAGACAATTCTTGACTAGGGCAGGGCTGATCACAGGCCAGTTAGCTAAGGGAGTGCCATCAACCGGCAGTTCCCGGCCCTCTTTCCAGGCCTTGAAGCCCTCTTCAATCAGTTTGAGCCAGGCAGTAGGAAAGCGAGCCGCGGCCATAACAGGAGTTCCTGTATCCCCTCCTGGAGCCATTAGGTCCCCGCCAGACTGCGGGCGGATTTTCTCGAGCCAGGATTGATACTCCTGCTCTATCACCGTCCTGCCCTCACTACCATGCGGAATCAGGATGATGTAATCTACGTCTTTGGAAGTGTAATACCCATTGGCCATTGAAGCAGCTCTATCTTCGACGGCTTTGACTTCAAACCTGACGAAGGGTGGTCGTATATCACTCATTGTTACCCCTGTAATAGAAGCCCCAAAAAACCCCAAGGACCCGAAGGCCCCTGGGGAAGCGGCGACTGGGGTATATCGCCGTGATCGTTACGTGATCTGGCCTTGGAAATGCGGCTGCTCTAACATGACTCGGCCGAAACCGGTGTCAGTGAAAGTGGCCGTTACGGTACCAGTTGCCGATGCGTTGGCACTCAAAATTACTTCGTTGTTCTTGCCGCTGTCCAAGGACAGGACTGTGCCCGACAAGCCGGTGCCCGAGACTGCGACACCTGGGTACAGACCGTCTTTAGACGGAACTTGCAGACGGTTCGAACCGTTTTGCGTGGTGACTGTTTTGGTGATAGCCGCCGTCGCAGCCAACATCGTGTGAAGCCCGAGGACGCCAGCACCAGTATTCGCAGTCGGCGTCAGGTTGCCCGCCGTACCTTGATACACAGCACCCGCAGTCGCTGCCACCGAGAACGTCGCCGGGATCATTCCAGCAAGCATCACCCACCCATAGAAAGGAGTCGTTGAGCCTACTCCCGTATTCGAGGGGAAACGCGTTGCCAGGATGCCAAACGGACGCCCTTGAACGTTCGAGTCAGCTGCCGCACTCTTGGCCAACAGGAAGTTGTTGTCCCAGATTACGACTGACCCAAACTCGACCAAGGTCGAGACAGTGGCGAATTTCAAGAAGATGAACTCACCCGACCCCCAGAAAGAGTCATAGGCCTGTACTCGTTGGCCTAGGGCAATTCCTGGGACTGAACCACCGGGCACGCCTTCCGCAAAAGTCGCGTCCCGCTCAAACGGCCATGTACCGGCCAGAAAATTTGTTGCGTATGTCATTTCAGTTTCCTTTTCAGAGGTTCCACATTAGGGTTTCGTTATGTGGCACCGTTATGGCTTGATGATGCCCTGCAGCCGGCGATTGCTGCAAGTCACATTACCCATCCAGAGAACCGGGATGACGACGGCGTCTTGGTTGTACGGGCTGACCTCATCATTCACCGTGATGTCAGCGTCCTTGTGGGCGACAACACCAAGATATTCAGAGTTCAGGAAGTACATCCGCGAAGCGGGGATTCCCGAGTTGCCGTCGAAGATGACCGGGCAGCCTTTATACATCAGGGTCGTGAAGCCAGCGTTGGCCTCGCTATCGTTTGTATAACGCTTGATCGAGACTTGGGACGACTCGAAGAACGAGAAGTAGTCATTCGAGGCGATAATCAAGTCAGGCTTGTCATTCCCGCGGACCTGGTTGAGCCAAAGCGGAAGCATCAGCTGGCCTTCGATGGTCGTTGCTGACGGAACCACTGCGCCACCACCTTGGAGCGGAGCCGCAGCCGACTGCACGGCGCTCTGCCAGAAAGGATAGGACGAGGAATCAATTCCGCCAACTGTACCCGTACCTGCATCAGCTACGATCGATTGCAGCCCGTTGATCTGGTTGCTCAGCGAACCGTCACTGTACAAGTCGAAGGAAAAGTTGTTGTTGAAGCTGTTCATGGCGTTCTTCAGTCTGGATTTTGCCAGATTGACGATACGCTCCGGGCCGCTGTTGATGCGCAGTTCACGACCTGAGGCCACGACGTGAATAGCGATCTGACGCCATTGGTACTCAGCTGCCGTCAAGACATCTGACTGCGCAACGTTCAGGACGTCGAAGCCGCTATAACGCTGGTAAGTGCCGTTTTCTGCGTACTCCAGCGGCATGGCGATCGAAAGACCACCAGACTCGGTCGAGTACATGCCTTTCGACTTGACTTTCTTCAGAAAGGCGTTGTTGCGAGTCACGTTATCCGCGACTTTGCTACGGTGTTTACGGAAGGTCGTTGTGACCAGTTCCGTAAATGTTGCGTTTGGTGAGGGCATTTAAAGCTCCTAAGTTCGAGAGAGAATGTTAGCCATTGTTGCTTTCAGCGTATCATCAATCGACTCATCGGCGGAGCTTGTCGGAGCTGCCGGTGTAGCACTCGATCTGACATTTGTCGGAGCGCCTTTCTTAGGTGTTCCCATCGCGGCTGCTTCCCGTTCGACGAGCTTGGCTCGTACTGTTGGGTTCAGCCAGATGGCCTTTTGATAAGCATCCGGCAAGTCCTGGGCTGCCCCGGACTTAATAAGGCCGTGCATGTCAGCGACGACCTCCTTCGCAAACTCGTTCTTCGAGTCCGCAAAAAAGGAGTCTACAACTTTCTTCGTGTCAGCTTGGTTTTGAGCCTCAAGACCCGTTTCGATGGAGCGGAGTCGTTGGGTGAGGTTCTGGACCTCGGCGTTGGGGGCTTGGCCGGAGTACAGTCCCTTCATCCCGTAGTCCTGGTCCAGGGCAGTGGCGAGTTCCGCCTTCTGCTCCGGGGTGCCGAACTTCAGGATCAGGTGAGCATTCATCAGCGAGCCAAAGACGTGGTGCGGGTCCATTCCCCCTTGCTCGGTGAACAGGTCCTTGAAGGGCTCCAGCGTCTGGTTCCACTTGTCCAGCGGCGTCTTGTACTGCATGATCCCGTCGAGGTAGTCTTTGTCACGCTTGTGGACGTATTCCTTGATCGGGTCCTGGAGCGTGGCGTAGTGATCGTGCATTTCCTTGGCCCAGGACTTTGGAGGAGCAGCCCAGGCAGGAGGAGCAGGCGCAGCGGGGTCAGCTGTGGGTGCAGGCGGCGAGCCGACCGGAGCAACGGGCGAAGGTGGCTGCAGCGAAGGCGTGGGCGGTGCTGAGTCCCCACGCGCTTCGATTTCTCCCAGTTGGGCAGTCATATCCGCACCGAAATCAACGTCTTCTAAACCAGGCATTTAACACCCCATTCCAAGGTCGCGGGCCGCAGCGTCTACTGCTTGATCTACCGCTTGGTTGATATTCGCTTCATGAATCTTCGAAGCGTTCTTCGCAAAATCTCGAGTTTCTCCTGGTTCTTTGATCCTGCACCCCGACCGCTTCAGGTCTTCGATGTGCTGGCGCTTGCCCTCGACCACTTTTCCAGTCGCAGGGGAGACATATGCAGGGTAATCCACGGAGACAAAGGTCCGATTGACCTCTTGCCTAGTCATAGGCCCGTGACAGATGGGAGAATCGCCCCTTGTAGCCACTGTGCGGTACGCTGTTTCGCGTTTGCCGCAGTCACAGAAGTATTCGTATACTGGCATTAGGACAAGGCGACGATTCCAGTAGCTGACGAAGCTGTCATTACCCGCCCGTCATCTAGTTCAACAGGGAGGAGGTAGCCGGCAGGCACTGTAAACGTTTTGGATGAATCCGTAGCGAAGTGCTTGATCACCAGAGTTCCCGCACCGCCCGCGAACAGCGCCCGACATTTGACAGGGGTAGCGTCGCTGGCCGTTACTGCCGTGGAAGTCGGATAAGTTGCTACGTTGAGAGCATTTGGCATGCTGGGTCCTTTCTAGTCCAGGAATAAAAGTAACACAAGGTCCTCGTCGGAATTATCGCGAGGTTGAAGTTTAGGGACTGGCAACAAAGTTGCAATATCAGGTTCCGTGAAGACCCTCGGCCCTACTGTCACAGCAACAGGTTTCGGGCTAAACTCTTCCTCGAAGATCTCGTCGACCAGTTTCTTGAAGCTAATTCCCCCTTGCCCGCCACCCGCGCCGTAGTTCCCACCACTAGGGGCAGGAACAGCTGAGGGAGTGAGGAGAAAAGCTGCTACGTCAGGAGCCTCTGTTGCCGCCAGCGCCAACGGAGTAGCAGCAGCGCTCGCTTCCATAGCAAACGCTGCGATGTCCTGGGCTTCGGTAGCTGCAAGACGTGCGGTGACGCTAATTTCGAAGACGGCTACGTCAGGTGCTTCGGTCGCGGCCAAGCGAGCTGTGACACTTACCTCAAAAGCCGCAACGTCGGGAGCTTCTGTTGCTGCCAGCTCGAGAGGAGTGGTAGTCACCCCCTCAAAGAACCAGTCAGTCCAGACTAAACCACTATCTTCTGTATTTCGTACTGTAAGTACAGGCGTCCAAAGGACTGGAATCTGTCTCCAAGCTTCTTGCTGGTTGGGCCCTGATTGTCTATTTAGGAACCAGCTCGACCGGAATGGGAAGTCGCCTTGCCCAGACACGATTTACCCGTGGGTCCAGAGAATCTGGCCGTGGACCGGGTTCTGGCCGTTGGTGTTTCCTGGCATGTAGAGCAGGAAGGGGACACTGTCATTGTACAAGCGAGGCATCCCGCCCGTCACAGCGTCAAGATAGACTTCACCATTTGAGAAACTCATAGCCAGCCGCGCGATTATGCGAAAGGCTACTAGATGTACTACTCCCGAGGACATAGATACAGTGGAAGTATAGGACTGGATCGAACGCACCCCGGTATCACCAGCTGCTAAATCAAAGGTGTAGAAAGAGTTAACGGCTGAACTAGCCGCATAAGCAGGCATACAGGCCCCAGTTGCACCCGCAGTGCCCCCCTGATCAGTGTAAGAGATCGAGACCACTGAGGCTCCTGCCCCTGTCGCTGTGCTAAGCTCCAAGCCTATGCGCACCCCCTCTCCGTTAGTCGAGCCGTCATTATCCCGCGCTGGCCAAGCAACGGAATTAATCGTCTGCGCCCCAGTCGTCGTGACGCTGATACCGGAGTTCTGCCAAAGCCGATCGCACAGAATATAGCTTCCCGACGGATTACTCCCCGTTTGCGAAGCTATAGCACTAAACCGTGCGAGATAAGCGTTTCCAGAAACCGGATTCAAAAAAGGCATTTGCCCGGTAACAGGAGCCGAGAGAGCTGCTCCAGCCAGCCCAGAAGAAGGAACTGCTGCGCCCCCCGGACTACCGCCAACGTACCAGAGCGAAAAGGGCCGAGCAACCACAGGAGTACCCGCGCCGGACTTGGTAAAAGGCACGACAGGCTGCAAGCCCGCAATGACTCCAGCCATTGTAGTGATCGCCATATCAGCCGTGCGTGTAGATGATCTGACCAGCTAAGACACTCGGTGCGGTCGTAGCCGTAGGAAACCACAGCAGGAAAGGTACCGTGTCATTAAAAAGTTCTGGCATTCCGATTCCAAGCAAGTCCTGGCCAAACTCTACCAGGCCTGTGGTTGGAATACGCGCCAGCTCGCGATAAGCGACAAGGTGGATTACTCCTGAAGACATCGACACCGTGCTGGTGAAGGATTGAACCGACCGGACGCCAGTATCGCCCGCAGCTAAGCCGTAGTCGTAAAAGGCACCAGCGATAGAGGAAGCCGCATAAGCAATGCGCGGGGAGCCTGTCGCCCCTGCGTTGCCTGATTGATCCGTATAACTGATCGAGTGAACTGAAGCACCCGCACCAGTCGCCGTCGAAACTTCTAGCCCGATACGAACGCCTTCACCATTAGTAGAGCCATTGCTGTCGCGCGCCGGCCAAGCCACAGAGTTGATCGTCTGTGCGGTCGTGGTCGTAACACTGATGCCTGATTGATGCCACAGGCGATCGCAAATGACCAAGCAGCCAGAAACGTTGGCCCAAATGTTGGCTTTGGCCAGATACTGCGCCGCCGCACCATTAGGAAATGGAATCTGGCCTGCATACGCAGTCAGCGCCGCACCCGCCATTCCTGGTGTGGGAGCTACTGCTGGTCCAGGTCTACCCGCCGCGTAGAAGGTGGAGTAGTAGCGCCCAAGAACCTGCGTACCAGCTCCAGTTTTAGCCCATTCCTGGGGCGGCTGAAATCCTGCAATCACCCCGTCGAGAGTTGTGATAGCCATCAGCTATGCGTAATAGTGCCAGCGGTAAGCGAGTACTCCGCGCCGTTGGTGATCGTTGTGTTAGAGATAATGATATCGGTGCCCGATGTCCCGACTGTCAAGTTATTAACAATCACATCCCCCGAATTGTCCTTGATCCTAGCGACCGCCGCCACTCCACCAGCCCCGGCATTCGCCAAAATCGGCACTCCGAGCAGCGTTAGCACCGACCCTGCCACCGAGGAAGCCGGATCAGCCAGGGTAAAAGTGATCAGCAACGCTCCGAAAGCCGCTGTATGTACCTCCAGCGTTCCAGCACCCACATCCCCGTCGATCGCATCTCTGACGGCCTGCATCCGGGTGGTCTTTAACGAAGCAATATAGTCAACAGCCATAGTCTTATCCTATAGTACTCGACCCGCCGAGGGTCTCGCCTTTCGGTCCTTTTGTCAGAGTCAGCTTCCGCGGGCTGGCCATCACTTTCAGCAACTGCGTCACCATTTCTTCGAAGCGCTTGTTCTGCGCCTCCAGCTGCGTCATCATCTTATCATTGGCCAGGGTCATCTTTTGCAGCTCTGGCAGCATCTGATCTACCACCGGATTCGGCTGCTTAGCCTTCTGCACTTCACCCAGCTTCTGTTCAAGCCCGACCACCTTCGCGTCCAGGTCCTTCGAAATCAGCTTAGCGCCATCAACCATCTTCTGCTGATGCAGCCCGGCAACCTCATTCCTATGCTTATCAGTAGCATCCCGCAGCTTTGCCTGCCCATCCGCATGGAGCTGTTTCTGTGTCAAGGCGCTCGAAGCCGTGATTTCCGATTGCTTCAGCTTGCCTTGCTCCAACTGAATCTTCAGGCGCTCATTAGCCCCCGTCACTTCAGTCACAGTCTCCTGCATCTCCAGGACCTTGCGTTCCGAAGCCTCCATAGCCTTCGCAGCATCAGCCTGGACCTTCATCATCTGGGCCTTGTGCAGCTCGTCCTTCGCGCCATTGTCCTGCGGCGGGGGCGGCTGTTGCATCTGCTCCAGCGCACTTTCCACTCTGCGCCCAAACCTGAAGCGTCTAAACACTTCCTGCATAATCGTCTTCGAAGCCTCAAAAGGCAACACACCGCTCTCGACCAATGGCTGTAAACCCGCAGCCATTTGGCCGAAAGCGTTCATGAACTCTCCAATAGCGGCCTTGTCCTCGGTGGCTTCAAGGTCAACGGTGGAGTTGGTCTCTACGTCGATTCTGTAGGTCCGCTCGAATTTGTCCTGCAGGATTCCGACTACTTCTTCCCAAGCAGGAAGGTTAGCGGCGAGGACCTCGTCCTGCGAGGGCTGCGGAGGTGGGGCAGGTTGTCCATCAGGCCCTGGGGGTCCCGGTGGTGCTGACTTCAACATTGCGATCTTTTGCTGGGCGGCTTGCTTCGTCGCCATCATGGGAAGCTCTAACTGAGTTACCTGCTTGAAGGTGAGAGGGGTGTAGAGGTTGGCAGCGAACTCGAGGGAGATACGGAAAAGAGCCAGGCAGAAGGTTTGCGTGTCCTTCTGGATGCGCTTCATGCGCAGGGTGCCCCACTGGTTCTTTATGGTCTGGGCTTTGGCGGTTTCGCCAGGGTCTGTCGCCCCCCGAATCACATCGCCAATGCCAGTAATCTCGTAAATGGTCTGCTTGCAATTGTCCCTGGCAATATACAGTTCGCGGAGAACTGTGACCAGTTTCTCAATCGGGAGGAGCCAGATGTGCTTGTCGAAGCCCGAACCGTCCATCAGGGAAGCGTTCTCGACTGCGACGAGCGCGTTATCCGTGTCCTCGGACAGGATTTGCTCGAGTTCAGTCATCTGGCCGTTGTAGGCCCCACGAACTCGGAGGGCGTTAACTACTCGGTCGATGCGAGTGCTGATGCGGTTTAGCTCCCGCGCCTGCTTCTCATAAAGCTTGTAAATCGGAACAGGAGTCAGGTTGCCGTTCCGCTTGAAGAATTTCAGTGGTTCCGGGCAGGGGAACCTAGTCGTAAGGTCAAAGGGGTAGGTCTCTTCCAGCAGGAACTTCTTCTTGAAGTCCTCGCAAACCCACTTAATCTCTTTCGTCGTGGCAAAGTGGACCTCCCACACCAGGAGCGTGGGTTCCTTCTTCGTCGAGTCCTTGGAGGCATTGGGATCGGGGGGCTGAAGAGTCTCTACCCGCTCTTTCCAGTTAATCTTCTTATAATCCGGATCATCCTTCATGGCCGGGAACTGCTCCAGGAAGTCCGCCTGGTTCAGGTCATGGCCAAAGGCCACCCAAGGCACATTGCACCATTTCCTGGCGTAGGCCCAGATGAACCTGTCATAGTCTACGGAGTCGAAGCAGGTGGCTTGGTACTGGCCTTCTTGCTTGAAGCGCACGCGAACCTGGCCTTGGCCCGGAACCAGGGCTCCGAGAACAGCATCCTGACACGCGTCGTCATAAGTCTGGTATTCGCCGTCGTTGGTGTCCGCTGCATATTCAAGCACTCTCTCAGAGACCTGGCTAACAGCCATGTCGAGGATTCGGACCTCCTGGGACCCGGTGTAGCGGCGCGCTACTTCAGGTCGAGGAGTGGAGTTGTAGACTGCGGGGAGGAGAGTTTCAGTATTGGAGTAGAGGATGTTGAAGGGAGTTTTGACTGTCGTAAGCGACTGGTCGCCACCGTCATTGTCCTCTGCTTCGTAAATTTGGACGACCTTGCGGGCGTCAGACAGCCACTGCTTTTCTAGCTGCTTTTGGCGCTGTTCTACAGCACCGAACACATCTTCCGGCTTTCTGGCCGCCATTCTCAAGCCCTCTCAGCTTCAGCCATGAGCCGTTTCTTCCGATTCATGGCCAGCAAGTCGTTAAAGGTTAACTGACCCGGCAATTTGGGCATCAGGATACCCTGGGCTTTAGACTTGTCACGTACCACGGGTCGAGCCATGCAGGCGTAGCGGGTCTCGTCGGCAGCATGGTCCTCGCCATCGGTGTCCAGGTCTTCCAGATTCTTTTCCTCGTGCTGCAGAGTGGGAAGGGTCCTGATCGTATCGTCGCAGGTTTCCATGAAGTATAGCTGGGGGCCCTCGGCATCACCTACAAGCCTTGTCCGGAGCTGAACCCATCCAGGCACACGCTTGTTGTCTGCCCTGGAGAAGATCACCCCCCGCTTCATGAACTCTTCTGCGATGGAGGGCCCACCATCCTTGATGAATATGGCCGGGTCCGCAACGCCAGACCGCACACGAAGACCATACCTGCGTTCGAGGGCTTCGTCTCGAGCTTTGATCCCGTCAGCCACTGCCCCAGCATCGAGGCGTAGGCCAGTATTCGGCTTTTCCGTGCATCCGTACCATTCATCGATCTTCACCAGCGCCCCGCGGGGCAATCCCCAGGTTCCATCACTCATCACGTACCAACCGCAGGAAAAGGGCTTCGCATAGCCCCAGTCGAACGACCTGTAGCAGTAGGAATGGGGCGGAATCCGCTGGAGCCATTCGTAGGGCAGAACATGCTTGACCGAGTCCCACTCGGAGAAGAACGCTCCGTCGATTATGTCCCAAAGGCCCAGGAGCCAGGCCTCTACCAGCTGCTTAGAGCCCTGTTGCTGCAGTCGCGCCGCGTACAATGGGTCATTCCGCATGCAGGCTTCGTTATCCGACAGCTTCGAGGGGATGAAAACCCGCTCCAGCTCCATTTCCTGGTGCGTGAAGGGATTCATGAACTTTTCGACGATGATTTTCCAGCCCGCCGGGTCCGGATCAATATAGCGCTTCTTGACCCACAGGTGCCCAGGACCACCTGGATTGCCCGTGAGCCGGAGGCCGACTTGGAGCCCTTCCTTGGTGGTTCGGAGGGTGGCCCGGAGCTTGTCTATCGGGTCAGGGAAGGGGAAGTTCGTCGCTTCTTCCACATAGACCCTGGTGTAGCTGTGCCCTTGATACTCCATCGCGTCGGAGTCTCGCTCCAGGTACCTGAACAGCAGCCTAGCGCCCCCCGGCATGATCCATTCGGACTTCTGCTCGTTGTACTTCGCTCCAATAGGGGTAAAGACCTGTTTGCTCCGGGCAATAACCTCCGAGAGCTGCTTGAACTTGCGACGGACGAAGATTCCCGTCGCGTGCTGGCCCCATTGGTTCGAGTGTTCCAGCCAATCCCCCACCGAACCCTCTGTTTTCCCGCCTCCTCGAGCCCCACCATAGAAAATCTCGAAGACCGGACAAGCGATCAGGGCCGTTTGCGGCCCTGGGTTCGGACTCCAAATAACTGACTGATCTGTCACAGAGTCATTGCGGCGGGTTTGTAACCAGGAGCCCAGGTGAAAGCCTCTTGTGGAAGCCGTAACCTGTCACCGTCGTCATAAAGCGCGTAGACCACCTTTTCGTGCAACGCCCAGCAACCTTCTACTGTCGTCCCACGGAGGCTAGGCTCAATCTGTGGGTGCTTGCCGACCAGAAAAGTGGTCCTTTTTGCGCCCTCAGGGCACTTCCCCTGATCCTCAAACAAGGTGACGACATGCCCGGCTATGGGATGTTCGACAGTGGCGATGGACTGGGCAGCAAGCGGTGTTGCGCACCCAGCGAGAACTAAGACTGCGATGGCTCTGAACATAGTTGGCCTTCAGGTGTGTAGGTAGTTGCCCACTCCCTGGATGAGGCTGCTTTGGGCGGGCAGACAGCCACATAGTTGTTCACCGTGAGCCCGGCCTTGGGGTCTTTGGCCCCGTAGCCGAGTGCGCGGGCGGTTACTTCCAGGATCTTCACCAGGCCCTTTTGGGGCACCATGTCAATGGAAACGTCCTGTTGGAGCTTATCCATCGCAGAATGGGCGAGCGCTGTGAATTTTTCATCCAGCGACATCATGATCTGGGGGTCAACTAACTCCTGTTTGCGCGCCGCGAGGCGTTCCTTGAAGGCATCGCTACTCATTACTTGCGACACCCAGGCAGGGGTATATCCAAAGTGGAAGCCAAGCTCGTTTTGGCTGATGGCGGGCTGGGCAATAATCAAGTCGATCATCCCGTCGTGGGTGTAGTTGATCTTCTTGATGGCTACTGGATTGGACATGGAGGCTCCAAGTTGTCTGCGTAAGCATACCATCGGGCGGGCGCGGGTCAATAAGAGTGGTTCCAGCAGCCCGCCGACATATGGCACTCCTACCTTTTCGTAATAGTGCCACAGAGTGACTTTTCAGCCAGATTGCGGGTCAGTTAGATCGACCTAAAGGTCGACCCGCGCCGGGACTCCAGGTCGGGAAGGTACCCCCCGGTGCCTTTTTAAGGCATGAGTGCCCACTTCTATCACAAGTGTAGCATGATGCGCTGCAGCATGGAATAGCGTGTATGCGGTATATACCTGCGCGGATAATAAGCCGATACTGTTCATATGCGGCGGGCGATTGTGCCTGCCCTACAACAGGAGGTATGATGAAACAATCCTTATCTATTGTACCAGTCGGTACAAAGCTGCAATGGGTGAACCGCGCGGATCAGTCCGTTGCGTTCGCGTTCGACACGTCGTCTGTTTCTAACGCGGTGCGCGATGCGGTCTTCGCGTATGGTGTGAAGCAGATCATCAGCGACGGTGGCGCGGTTGGCGTTAACGTACCGATGAGCGAGCGGATTGCCAAAATGGCGAAGCGCGCCGAGTCCCTGGTCGATGGGACATACGGGCAGCGCCAGTCATCCGGCGGGCTCGGTCAACACGCGGCCCTTTTCCGCGCGTGTGTCGCGGGAGGCTTGATTGTCGATTCGCCCGAGAAGCGCGCACAATTCAAGACTCTCACGGCGGGTCAAATCGCCAAGCTATACCGCGACGAGCGAGTCACGGAGCATCTTGAAGACGAGGAACCCGAGGACTTCCTGGCCTAGTGGGAAGGGGCGAAAGCCCCTTTTCCTGCTTCTATCCCTAGACCAAGCTCGATTACGCTTGATTAAGCCAATCGTGCCAAAAATGGGATCGACCAGCCTCCCGATTGAGTGAATACATTCCTTCCTAG